AGATAAGCGTGGTTGTCAAAAGGCCGAGCGCCAGATAGATACTCTCTTGTCATGCCAAGCATGGCACCCGTTCACTTCTATTCAGAAGGCGATCATTGAGCAGTTGATATCTGAATACAGGGACTTAACACATCCCTGGCATCGGTTTGAAGATGACTTTAAGACCATCACCCCAGACGACATTGATATGCCGTTAGGAGTTATTGGGTTCTCTCAAGAACCTGGTTGGAAGTTTAGAGCCTTTGCGGCTCCGAACGTCGTCATGCAAGCTGCACTTGAACCTTTAAAGAAACAACTTCTTTCGACACTCTCCCGTATCCCTTGTGATTTCACTCACGATCAGGATTCAGGAGTTGAGAGGGTTCGTTGTTGGCTTGAGGAGGGGTCTACTGTTTTCTCTGTAGATCTCTCCGATGCCACTAACAACTTTCCCCTTGCGTTGCAAGATGCTGTTGCTGAAGGTTATGGTGTAACTAGTGAGTACCGTCGTCTAATGAAACTTGTCAGTCGTTCTCCCTTCACTAAAATGTGGGGAGACCGACAACCTGTCCGTTGGAATGTTGGACAGCCCTTAGGGGCTGGTCCTTCGTTCCCTCTATTTGCCATATCACACATAGCATTTGCTATGGTGGCAGGAAAACGAGCAGGTCTCACTTACGAACAGAGTATCGAAAGATTCAATGTTCTTGGTGATGATTTTGTAACAAAAGATGCGGGTCTTCACCTGCATTACCGACAACTTCTGGCTGAGTTTGGTATTCCCATATCCGAGGCTAAATGCTTATCATCCGATGTTCTGGGTGAGTTTGCAGGTAAGCTCATATCTAACCGGTATGTCTACCATGGCTTCAAGTACAAGGAAATATCCGACCAATCCTTCCTTCCGGTTATCCGGAGTTTGGGACGACAGGCGATTTCTAAACATGTACTTTCTGACCAACAGTTCGCATATGCGCATCTTGTTAAGGAGTTTCCTGAACCCTATGGTTTAGGATTTAATCCGAAAGGACGCACTTACCAGGACCGGTACGAAGAATATCTCGTATTCCGTGAGGAAATAGAGAAACTTAAACCGAAAACTGATCCCGTAGTATCGGAATCAGAGATTAGGAATAAGTTCTTCTACGGGCTTGATAAGAACAAGTTAGATTGGAAATGGTACTTTAGTCCTTCGGACCAAAGTTTCCATGTACCAGCCCTTGTTGCTATGCCTGCTATAG